AACAGCCAGGGCAGCAGGCCGCACATTGAAAACTAGAGAAAGGAGCCAGAGATATGGCAAAAGTAAACGTAGTAATTCCAGGTATGGAAAAGGTTGATGAACTTATTAAAAGACATTACGAAATACTGAAAGAGTTGGAAGATAATGCTATGCAGATTTACTCAGCAAGGTTGGAGCTTGAAGTTAAGTTGAATCAGCCACCAGAGTAGACTGGCGGCTGATGGAAGTCATGCTTTAAATGTAATTGTGAAATCTGCATTATCTGGTATCTTTTGGACTGTCATTCCTGCCTCTGCGAAATCATTTTTAATTAATGATAACTCATAGCTGTCCGGTGAATACTGAACTCGTGTATTACAATTTTGACACTTTAAGTAAGGTGATGGACTGGGGCTGGTATCATCTTTTATGGTAAAAAGACAACCGCATTTACATTTGATTAATAGCATTAACATGGACTCCTTTCCTATGTACTCGGCCCGGCATGGCCTGTAAGTACATTATAGGACAGGTAAATTATGGATGCAATAAAAAAGAAGGGAGGAAGAATGATGCCAAAGGATCAGCAGATCAATTCAATACCGATTCCTGAAACAATCATTCAGGAGATTTTTAAAAGAGTGGAATCGCTTAACGATGAAATATTGAAGATACAGGCCAGAGAACGGGAACGTTTTGTAACATCGGCAGAACTTGCGGAAATCATGGGTTGTACCAGGAAAACTATATGTTTAAAGATTCAGTCTGGTGAAATTTACGCCACGAGAAAGCTAGGAGATCCAAGAATACCAATGAGCCAGTTCTATAAAACCGATCCGGTTGATCTGATAAAGCGAAAACCAAAAGAATTACGTAAGGTTTCAGGTGGGGAATCTATGGAGCAGCTTATTTTCGGAAAGGGGTAACCATGGAAGAAAAAAGGAAGCGTGTCACAAAGAAAATGGCCTGTGAAATAGCGGCCCTGGTTATCGGCACCCGCAAGATTGATTCGGAAAACGATATCATGTACTGCTTCACAACCGGGAGCATAACACTTAGGATAATGAACTACTGCATAATTCCCAAGCGATCTATATTTAAACGCTTTGATTTAAAAAGGAAATGGTATGAAGGTCAGGCGATTGATTGCACTTTGTATGTCGGGGATTATGTAAACCATGACTTGTTTTACTCGCTGGAAGGGTATCAGGAAATTGATTATGAATACGCAGAAGAATAAAGAAAAGCACCTGTCATTACGGGAATAATGACAGGTGCAAAATTTTAATGCATAGCTGGTAAAAATATACAATTTAATTATAAGCTGTGCATACCAAAAAGTCAAGGAAAATCAAGGGTTTTGACCTCTTTTCTAGACCGATAAAAGGATTAAACTTAGCTGGATTATATTGGTAAGTTATTAGGAGAAATATATGCACAGATATAAGCAGATTGAATATAAAGCAGGAATCACCATTGAAGTAATTAAGTGTATACCAAAGGGGTGTAGGGGAGGACAGAGAAAAACCACACCGGAGGAAATCGCGGAATCGAACATGAGGCAGGCTGCCCGAAAGCTGGCAAGAAAAATTAATGCTAACTTTAAGCCGGGTGACTGGCATGTGGTGCTGATGTATAAGAGGGACGGTAGGCCCACACCGGAGCAGGCTCAGAAATATATAAAAAAGCTGATGGACGGATTGAGGGACCTGTATAAGAAAAACGGTTTGGTTCTGAAATACATTCATGCCACAGAGTACAAGAATAAAGCAATCCATCATCACCTTGTCATAAATAACGTAAATGACGGAAAGAGAACCACAGTTGAATACATAAGGGAACTATGGAAAGGTGACGGGAAGGGGAGTAAGCAGTTTATCCCCCTCTATGATAATGGAGAATATAAGAGGCTGGCGGAGTACTTGATAAAAGAGACAGAAAAGACATTCCGAGATAAAAACAGCCCATTCAAGCAAAGGTATTCCTGCTCCAGGAATTTGATTAATCCATTACCGAATAGCCGGATCAGGGAAGTTAAAACGCATTGGAAGCTGGAACCAAAGCCACGGCCAGGATATTACATAGATCAGGATTCCATTTACAATGGCACAGATAAATTAGGATACCCTTATCAGCGGTATGTAATGATCAAACTCAATCCAACGGATGAGGATTGGGAACCGTGTGCAGGATTCCCGTCAGATGAAGGTGATTAAGGAGGGATCGGAAATGCCAGAACTGGAAGGATTAACACCAGATTTAGCAGAAGCGTGGGGAAATGCATGGTCATATGATGGCCGTCCCCCTGGGAAATATATTGGATCAATAAAAAGAGGAAACATAACATTTTATTATTATAAAAATGGTCAGGATTATTATTATGAAAATGATTATGACATTGAAATGAGACATAAAAAGAAGCTTAAAAATCGGTATGAAAAGAAGGAGGGGACCAAGTGAATAATTCATGGACCAGACCAGTTATCCTGAGAAAAGATGTGGATAAGATAAAGGAATCTGTAAAGATTGGGGATAAATTCATCTATAAAACGATTTATAAAGATGTTGGCGACGGTACGGTAAGACCAAAAATAGAAAGAGTTGCCGTTGTAAAAAAATATCCTCACATAGTACAGGTAGTAAATGCAAAAAGACCGGGACGCCTTAAATCAATGACATACATAGAAATTCTATTTCAGAAGATGGGATTGAATTATTAGGAGGGAGCAGAAATGAGCGGAGGAAATAGACCAAGAAGTGAAGCAACAGAGCAGGAGCATGTAGTTTCATGGTGTTCTCACCGTGAGGGTATGTACCCGGATCTTAAATGGATTCACCATTGTCCGAATGGCGGCAGCAGACAGAAAAAAGAAGCTGCAAGATTGAAAGCCCAGGGCGTAAAGGCAGGAGTACCGGATCTTCATCTACCAATCCCGAAGGGAGCATATGCAGGATTATACATAGAAATGAAATACAATACCGGAACGGTGGAAGATGAACAGAAAGAATGGATAAAGGCCATGAAGGCAGCAGGACATTATGTTTGTGTGTGCTATGGCTATGATTATGCGGTTAAGGTCATAGAAGAATATGTATCCCTTCTGCCAAATCAGACCATGTGCTATGAAAACGGGATCATCTTAAAAGACCGAAAACGGGGAAAGGAAGTTGTTCTATGAGAGTGATAAGTATTATCAACTTAAAAGGTGGAGTGGGTAAAAGCTTTACTGCCGCACAGATGGGATATCTATTAAGCCAGAAACATGATGCCAGGGTGCTTATGCTGGATAACGATAAGCAAGGAAATTTGTCAAAGCTTTTCGGGGTCTATGACAGAAACGGGCTGTGTCCAGCGGCTCAGTTACTTATGGGCCGGGTAAAAGCCTGGGAAGTGAACCGGGAAACAGAGTACCATAATCTTGATATCATCAGTGCAAATATGAATCTCCTTACCGCTACTATGCAGTTGCAGCAGGACGGTTCAGAAGATCAGTGCGGAAGATTTGAAAGTATCAAGTTCACACCGAACCGTGAGGGGTACGCCTACGATTACGTAATTATAGACAATCCGCCGGACATCGGTCTAAACGTCATTAATGCTCTTGCGATTACTCATGATGTGATTGTACCCATAAAAATTGACCAGTGTGCATTGGAAGGTATGGATATCATGACCGGGCAGATAGCACAAATGCAAGCAATAAATCCGAAAATCAGTTTTATGGGCGCACTGGTTACGATGTATAAAAATAATGTTACCAATGCAGCAGGCTTGGAATGGTTGGGTAAGCACGATGTAAAATTGTTTGACACCCGTATTCGGTACAGTGATAAAGCCGCCGAAAGTACCATCTTTGAGAAACCCATACAGGATTACAGCCCACGGAGCGGAACCGCCAGGAGTTACAGGCAGTTTGTGCAGGAATACCTAACTAAAGTGAAAACAGAGGTGGGGTAAATGGGGATATCGGGAGAATTTTCCGTATTTGATATGGTAAACAGTGCTACAAGAGGTAAAACAGGAGTAAGCACCAAGGATTATACAGAAATATGGTTAAGCCCATATGAGGTGCAGGAAGCCCCCAAGAATACACGCCGGGAATATAAAAATATTGATGCCTTGGCAGATGCGTTTCTCCTTGTGGGTCAGGAACAACCTACGGTACTGGCGAGGGTAAACGGGGAATACAGGATCGTGGACGGACACAGGCGGAACCGGGCAAATATCCTCCTGATAGAAAGAGGACATGAGGAATTTAGAAAAGTCCGGTATTTCTACAAGGATATGACTGAGAACATGTATGAATTGTCTTTGCTGGCAGGGAACGGCTTCACCCAGGATTTGACACCGTATGAAAAGACGGAACTTGCCGGGAGGCTAAAAACAGTTCTTGAAAATATGAGGGAAACCAAAGAGATTGAGGTAAAAGGGACAATTCGGGATATCATCGGAAAGTATATAGGCGAAAAGCCTACTCAGATGGCGAGAATAGAAAAAATAAATAACGGTTTGAAGGGAGAAGCCAAGGATCAGTTTCGAGAAGGGAATATGGGCATATCCGCAGCTTATGAAACTGCAAAGCTACCAGAAGAAGAACAAAAAAAGATAGCTGAAAAGATAGCAAGCCAGGAAGGAATTAAGGCAAAGGAAATAGCAGCACTGGTAAAGGAACGCAAAGAGGCGGAGAAACAGACTAAGCAAGCGGAGGAAGCGGCGCGAGAGGCAAAGAAAGCGGCTAAAGAAGCGAAAGAGGCTCATGTAGGGGCGGCGCAGGCCAGCCTGCACGCAGAATGGGCGGCAGAAAATGCAGATCAAAGCGCCGGGGTGATAATAGGAATGAATCCACCTGTCATGTCCGATTCGGACACCGAAAACGGTATGCCCTCACCAGAGGAAATCAAACAGGAAGCAATCACCATTTTACAGCAGCTTTTGACCATACCTGAGAGACTTACATATGATGATGTTGTTTCCTTACAGGGAATATTTATTGAACGCAACCATAGGGGGTAAACATGCCGGGGGCGGCAGCAGGACAAAGGGGGTAATGCATAAGATAGCGCAGTAATCAGCCTATCCATAAAAATTGAGTTGATAATACATAATCGTAATCACGTACAAAGGAGAAGGGGCCGTATGAAAGAGAAGATTATCAATGAAATTTTGATGCAGATGGAACCGCATATCAGCACCGAAACATTAAGAATACTGGAAACAGTTATTATAAAGGCATTGTATTATGTGGAGGTAGTTAAAAAGGAAACCGAGCTTTCCACAGAAATGGACGATAACTTGTACCTGTTGCAGATGTACGAAATGAACGTCAAGAAGGACGGCTTGAGCGAAAAGACTATCCGGGCCTATATGGGGGCCATGCGTAACATGCTTTGCGTTACAAATAAAAATATCAGGCATATCACCTCAGTGGATATCAAGTATTACCTGGATATGTATGCGGGGAAGGGTAACAATGTCAGAACTGTAAACAATGAGCGCCGATTTCTTTCAGCCGTTTTCACATGGTTTAGAAAACACGGGATCATCAACGCAAACCCGGTGGAGGCAGTACCTATAAAAAAGGAGCGAAAACCTCCTATAGATTACCTTAAAGGTGTAGAGGTTGAAAAATTAAGGGTAGCATGTAAGGAACCAAGAGAGCGGGCATTGATGGAGTTTCTATTGAGTACAGGGGCCAGAATCGGAGAAGTGCCGCAGATCAGGCGGCAAGATATTGATTGGAGTACGGGAGAAATCCTGATCTATGCACATAAAACCTCTGATTATCGGACCGTATACCTTAATGATGTGGCATTGGTGCATTTGGAAAAATATCTGGATTCCAGGGAGGATAACAGCGAGGCATTATTTGCTGGAGTGCGAGTGCCTTACAATGCGGTTCATGAAGATGGATTAAGGCTGATTATAAAGCAGATCGGGGAAAAGGCCGGGTTAAAACGAAGGGTTTATCCTCATCTATTCAGAAAGACAATGGCAACAACGCTAAGAATGAAGGATTGTGCTATCGAAGATATTCAGCAGATTCTTGGACACAAGGACCCGTCTACAACGCTTGGATTTTATGCAGCAGCCAATCAGGTACATCTAAGGCAAGTGCATAACCGATATATGAGCGTTGGGGCTTAATATAAATTCCCATTAGGGATAGGGCGCAGCTCCCGAAGTAAACACGAAAACAAACCGGTTTGTAGTAACTCGTCAACCAGTCTTTTGTAAACGTATAAGTATAGCGGAAAAAGGAATCAATGTGTCACGGCATTGTGAGGGGCATTAAAGGCCCCTCTTCCACAAAAAAAGGAGGAACGGCATGTATTTAAGAAAACAGGTTACCACAGGAACCATAGAGAAACTGAAAGAGAATACAGGAATCCGAAGATATATAAGATACATGTGCAGCAGACAGCGTAAAGAAAACCATCTGGTAATTGTAGTTGATTCGAAAAATGTAGAATCAATGCAACGGCTAGTGGAAGAAATAAAAAAGACGATCCGCAAGGAGAACCGTCTTTTAGATGGTGGAGTGAGTTTTGAGATTAACTGTAACATCAGGAAATTTTGAAACCCTTTAAAAGCTTTGCTAATTTGGCTTGCAAATTACGGCAAGAAATAGAAGCGGATTTTATTTCGGAAAGAATATCTTTTGAAACTTTAGGATCATTCGCACATTCCTTAAAATATTCAAGAGAATTATCTAAGGCGTGCTTGATCGTAAAAATTTCATCAAAGGTAAAAGCTATTGAACTGCAATAGTCATTTCCGTGAAAAAGTTCAGGCGTTGCTATATCGCTTTCGTTGGGGAAATCGCAGGAATAAACAGATTCATAGTCAATACCAGCTAAATCTTCATCAATAGCTTCAAAACTCAAATAAGTGGGAAGATCATCGTATTCGCCATCTTTGTCATCAGGTTTATCACCTTCCCACTCGGAAACGTCAACATATTTATAGCCATCATTGACGATTTCAGAAATCATTTTCAGTAATTCGGTAGATTTGTATGTAGCCATGAAAAAACCTCCTTTGTATTTTATATTTCCAGTATAAGGGGAAAAGGAAAAAACATCAATACTATTAGTAGAGATAAAAAAAGAAGCAGACAGCAGGATAATTTATGCCGCCTTAATCAAGAAAACACCTGTTTACCGGAGGAAGGAATCAATGAAAACAGTCAAAAAGAAGATCCTGCCAGAATATTACAAAGAGGTATCGGCAGGAAGAAAAAAGTTTGAGATACGGAAAGATGAAGACAGGCTTGAGCCTGGTGATATTGTAATCTTGGAAGAATGGAACGGGAAATACACCGGAAAAAGTATAGGGATAAAAATAAGCTATATCTTGCGGGATACTCCAGAATTTGGCCTTATACCAGGTTATTGTATCTTTTGCTGGGATTAGGACAGGAAGAAAAACAATATTTAAACTATATGGAAGCAGGAGGGGGAAAGTTGAACAATCCATATATATCCAACGACGAAGGAATAATAAGATTTGACCTCTGCCGATTGGAAAAAAATAAAGAAAAACTCTGCAAATGTGAGAATCCACATTTCGAAGTTGATGTTTCAAATCGCCTTATTACATGTATGGACTGCGGAGCGGTTATTGATCCATTTGAAGCTATGGTAACGGTATGTAGGCACCGGGAAAAGTATGTGGAGTATCAAAGGGAAGCTATTAAAAAAGGGAATCTATACCGGGAATGGGCTGATAAGGAGTGGAGGCGGCGTTTAAAGAATGCTTGCTTCAAGGATATGGAGAGGCACTACATGGACGGAATGCATCCGGCTTGCCCGGAGTGTGGAGCGTTGTTTGATCCAGTCAAAATAAAAAGCTGGAGTAGACCATATAAGCTGCCAGGGCAGCAGGAGGAGACATGAAAGCTTATCAATGTAGCAAATGTGAAAACTTACAGGATTGTGACGAATACTGCCAATGCATCGTTGGGATTGATCCCAGGACTAATCACAGGGAAAAAGGAGATGCAGAACTTTGTAAGCAGAATTTTAAACAATTGGAAGAAAAGAAACAGTGGCATCAAAAGTTTCATTGGGAAAGCTAAACGCAGGTTTGACGGAGTAAGCACATTGAAAATCAAATATTGAGTAGTAATAAAAAAGGACTCTTATTCAGAATCCCTTTGCATCTTTTCTTCCATAGCTGCAATGATAAAACCCCTCATGCTCATACCTTTTGATTCAGAAAAAGATTTGTATTTTTCATACTCTTCTTTTTTGAGATCAAGGGGAACTCGCTTTAACTTTTCCTTGGCATATTTGATTGTTGCTTTTATTTGACTTTCAGACGCAGACATATAATCACCTCCGACTTGATTATAACACACAGTTATAAACGTACATATATATAAAATCAACAAATAAACGTACGTATATTTAGTGAATATGTATATTGATATAAACGTACGTATATAATATAATCATTTCATAAGGTAACCGCAAATAAAGCAAACGGAGGGAAACAAAATGAAAAAGATTGAATTAGAATGGTGCAAAAATTGGGTTAAAAAGACATTTGCAAAATTGCCAGAAGGAATCACAGGAATTGAAGCTAATAATTTTTGGAAACTAGCAGAAAAATCAAGACTATGGGAAAAAGGAACATACGGAACTCCTATGAGTGATGCGTTGTCCGAACTAACAAATGTTGAAACTATAACCCAAAACGGAGAGTTTCTGTATCATGTGTTTAGATTAAAATAAAATGTTGGTATTTATAAAGCCAAAGCCCTACTACTCAATATTTGATAGTAGGGTTTTGCATCGCAATATTAATGTTTCAGATGCGAGGATACTGGACTAAATCCAAGGCAAATTGAAGGTAGGATATTATATGAAAATCAGTGAAAAAGAAACTATGGATAGATATGGTGTATATCCCTGTTGCTGGGTTTCTGGGAAAGATGCGACACCACAAAATTTACATGAATGGCTCTTTAATCATTATCAGGGATATAAATTTATGGTCGTGTTTGACTGTACCAAAGATGAATTTGAGGAGCCAGATAATGAAACCCCTGTGTATTTTCTTGATACGGCTCTTGAAGAGATTCTTGAGTACGCAGGAGTAGATAAAATAAAAGAATGGCTTCAAAGTAAGACATTAAATTAGAATTTACTTGAACTGTAAATAGTATATTGACAATCGAATATGATAGTTGGATAATTAAGGAAATAAAACTTACTAAGGAGGTATTTTATGAACTTTGATCAACTATGGGATTGTGTAAAAGGGAAAAATGTCAAAATATTCACCAAATATGTAAACGGGGTTGAAAGCAAAGCGCTAACCCCAGAAAGTATTAACTTAAAGGTTGATACTACTCTTAATGTTAAATACATCGAATTTTACAAATTACATGGAGATACAGGAATTCCAGGAATCCCAGGCAACATTCAAACTTTCTTACCTGTTTATGAAAATCAGATAGGGGAAGTTGTAAAAGAAAAAGACAGTATTTTGATTAAAAACGAGTTTGGAGAATATAAAATTACTTTTTAATAAAATGTTAAAAACCAACTATCAATATTCGGTAGTTGGTTTTTTGTTGCGAAAAAGTGAAAGGAATCGTGATGGGATTAGAGGTATTTGACAATTATGTGTGCGATGGTCAGATTGAATTACCTGGAATCCATGTACCTAAGCGGATCGGGCTGATAGATGTTGACAGTCATAACTTCCCAAATCTTCCTTTGATGAAGCTATCAGCATGGCATAAGCAGCAAGGGGACAACGTGGAATGGTACAGTCAAATGTTTTCTGGGCATATGGCCCGGGTGTATATGAGTAAGGTTTTTACCTTCACGCCGGATTGCCAGGACATTGTAGACGCAGACGAGATTATAAGAGGCGGCACCGGGTACTACTATCCAGATGGGGGGCCGGAATTGCCAGGAGAGATTGAACATATTTATCCTGATTATAGCCTTTACCCTGAGTTATGCACAGATACGGCTTATGGATTTTTAACAAGAGGCTGTCCCCGTGGTTGTTCCTTCTGTGTAGTTGGAGAAAAAGAAGGGAAATGCAGCGTGAAGGTTGCAGACTTGAAAGAGTTTTGGAACGGTCAAAAGGAAATAAAGCTTCTTGATCCAAATTTATTAGCTTGTAAGGACTGGAAGGACTTGTCGCAACAGCTTATAGATTCCGGCGCCTGGGTGGATTTTACACAAGGTTTGGATATTCGGGTCATGACACAGGAAAAAGCTGATATAATCCGGCATGTGAAGGTTAAACAGGTACATTTTGCATGGGACCAGTACAAAGACAAGGAAATGATCGTAGAGAGGTTTAAATGGTTTAAAGAGGTTACGGGCTGGGATTACCGGAAAATGAGTGTGTATGTGCTAACCGGATTTAATACCACTTTGGATCAGGACCTTGAAAGAACTTATATGCTGCGTGACCTGGGATATAGTCCCTATGTGATGATTTATGACAAACACAAGCTGCGGAAGGGCAGCGAATTAAAAAGGCTGCAAAGATGGGTTAATTCCAGGTTTGCATTCGCAGCGGTAAAACGGTTTGAAGATTATAAAGGGTGATCCGGTAAACGAATATTTACCGAATTGGCACAGGAAAGAAAATTAGGAGGAATTGCTTAAATGAAAAAAACTATAAATAGCAAAATTGCGGAATGGGGAGCAGCCACTATTATTGTGATCGGATTAATGATTTTGTTCTACGGACTAAGTTGGATAGTAACTTGCGGTATTATAAAACTCATTACAATGTGTTTTGGATTGGCTTTTAAATGGTCAGTTGCAACGGGTATATGGCTGATAATTGTACTTCTTCAATCTATATTCAAGTCTAATAGCAAACGCGGGTAATTAATAGTGAAGCTGCTTATCGGATCGGGCCGGAGGCAGCAGGACCAGAAAGGAATGCATGAGCAGAAAAACATCAAAAGAAATTCGGATAGAAGGGAAGCGAAATATGCACCAATGTTTAGGATACATAAATCTATGAGAAAGTGAGGCGCGGTAATATGAATGCTGCGGAAATGAGAAATGAAAATGAATATTACAGAACAAAAGCGGCTGAACTTGAAAAGGACGAGAATATAGGAAAAAGGCATATGGATATTATCGACAATGAAAAACAACGGTATAGCGATATAGTAGCATTAAGCCATGATGATAAGGTAAGGGCAACGGCACAAAACAAATGGAAAGCCTTAGATGATCTACAGAAACAGTTTGAACAGATGCAAATATAGCCTGCCGAAAGGCAGGCGCGGCAGCAGGATAAGGAGGTGAATAGGTGCAAGCAACAATTAAAAAAAGAGAAATGAAATTAAGTGATTATCATATTACGATTGATAAGTATAATGAATTAAAATATTTCTGCAAACAGTATGATGAAAAGAAGAGGGAATTACATAAAAATTACGGTTTGGAGTCGGCTGCGAATGACGGGCTTCCTAAAGGTAATACTCATGGGAATCCTACGGAAAAAACAGCAATTAAGAACATGATGTTGCAAAGAGATATTGAGTTAATAGAACAGACTGTGATGGAGGCAGATGCAACAATATACAAATGGCTTTTGAAAAATGTTACACAGGGTATAAGCTATGAGTACTTGAACGGGGTACCAAAAAACAGAACTGACTTTTATTGTTCTAGAAGATACTTTTTTTACTTACTTTCACAGAAAAAATAAAAAGATGTGCACTGAAAGGGGGTACTTCCGTGATATTATGATATCATGCAAAAGGTAAAAAATACCATTTGCACACTTACTTCCTCCCCTTGTAAGTGGATTCGTTGGTGATCAAATATCGTATGCCCTCCGGGAAAAACGCCTGTCTGATGATGGGCGTTTTTCTTTGGAATAAAGGTAGGGAAAGAACAATATGCAAAACAGAGATATCGAATTTGTAAAAAGGTGTATAAGCGATAATGATATTCATAGATTTTATATTTGGAAGTCATGGTTAATTGTAAGAAAAAGTGTACTAGAGATGGATCGCTATGAATGTCAGGATTGCAAAGCAAAAGGAAAATATACTAAAGCAAATACAGTACACCATAACAACTATGTTAAGAAGCACCCGGAGCTTGCTCTTGAACTATGGTATACATGGAAAGGGCAAAAGAAAAGGAACCTTATAAGCCTATGCCATGACTGCCACGAAGAGCGGCATGGATACCGTAAGCCAGAGGAGAAGAAACCTTTGACCGAAGAAAGGTGGTAATAATGATTGAGTTAATAATTTTTAATCCAGGGATTGATATTTATTTTTAGCTACCCCCCGGTCAAAAAAATCGTATTTTAATCCGGCAGGTGGAGACCGGTGGGAGGACACGACAAAAGAAATTCAGAGTATTTTCGCGTGAGGGGGGTGGTATAATGGCAAAACGAAAATGCGTAATGCTCATTGAAGAACTTAAAGAATCAGAAAATTATAATATGATCCGTTCTGATCTTTTTGATCAGTTGGATAGAGATGGAACGGTCGGAAGGTATTATGCCGACCTTGTAGAAGATTATATGGATTTATGGCTAACAAAAAGCCTGCTTCTCACTGACATAAAATCGCGTGGGGTAACAGTTACTTACAATAACGGAGGAGGACAGAGAGGGGTCAAAAAAAATGAATCAGTAGAACAGGTTTTAAAAGTGAATACTCAAATGCTTAAAATCTTAGATAGCATAGGGATTAAGCCATCCATAAACGGTGGTGATGCGGATGAGGAATTGTAGTCCACGGATTGAGCGCTTTATCGAAATGGTGGAATCAGGTGAAATCAATACCTGCAAAGAAATTAAGGCTCTTATTGAACATGTTAAGTATTGTTTTGAAAATGAAACCATTCATGTAAATATAGAGCAGCTGGAAAAATATGCAGGTTTGGCACATTATTTTCCATATGATGAAATATTTCCATGGCAAGAGTTTGTTATAGGTTTGCATGATTGCACTTATTGGGACGATACCGGGATGCCTCGGTGGCCTGATCTGTTTTGTATGATTGGGCGCGGTGCAGGAAAAGACGGAACCATTGCACTTGAATCTGTTTCTCTATCCTCACAATATAATGGAATCAGGTCTTATGATGTGGATATATGTGCTAACAATGAAGAGCAGGCAATGCGGCCAGTTCAGGATATCATAGAAGCATTTGAACAACCAAAATGGATCAAGAAGCTAAAGAAATTTTTCTATTGGACAAAAGAAAAGGTAACGTGCTTAAAAACAAATTCCATTATACGGGGGAGAACGAATAACCCGAAAGGCAAAGATGGATTAAGATCCGGTATTGTGGTATTCAATGAAATACATCAGTACGAGGATTACCAAAATATAAATGTTTTTACAACTGGACTTGGTAAAAAGAAACACCCACGGAGATCATATTATACTACGCAAGGTGATATAAGAGAAGGACCTCTTGATGATCTTCTGGAAACGTCAGAAAATATATTATTTGGGGAGGAGCCTGATAATGGGTTGCTCCCGTTTATTTGCCGCCTGGACTCGAAGGAAGAAGTACATGATGAAACAAATTGGGAAAAGGCGAATCCTTCCTTACCATACCTTCCACATCTAAAAGAGGAAATTAGAAAAGAATACAGAGAATGGAAAAAGAATCCTTACAGGCTTCCGGCATTTATGACAAAGAGAATGAACTTGCCAGAAGGTGTAAGTGAAATAAAGGTGACAGAATGGGAAAATATAGCGGCCACAGAGAAAGAGCTTCCAGATCTTACAGGGTGGAAATGCACTTGTGGTATTGATTATACAAAGGTCACCGATTTTGCTTCTGTGAATCTTCATTTTAGAAAAGGGAATGAGAGATACGACATTAACCATTCGTGGTTATGCTTAAAATCTAAAGACATACCAAGAATGAAATGTCCCTGGAAACAATGGGAGCAGGAGGGACGCTTGACGGTTGTTGATGATGTAGAAATACATCCAGAACTTATAATGAATTATATTACAGAAGCTAAGAAAAAGTATGACATTCGTATGCTTGCTATGGATGATTTTCGTTTTACATTGTTTTCAAATGCTCTAAGAGAAATCGGTTTTGATATGAAAATCAATAAAAACTTAAAACTGGTAAAATTAACGGATGTAATGAAAATAGTTCCTGTAATTGACAGTTGTTTTGCAAATAATTATTTTACATGGGGATACGCACCAGAGTTGAGATGGGCTGCGAACAACACAAAGATGATCAGGTTCGGAAGGAAGAATGGTAACAAAGATGATAATGATATCGGGAATTTTGTTTACGGAAAAATTGAGGCAAAAAGCAGAAAAACAGATCCGTTTATGGCGTTGGTAGCTTCTATGGTTGTAGAAGATGCGCTTCCAGTAACAAGCAGCGCAAGAACACCAAATTATGATGTATGTGAATATTAAAGAGGAGGTGATGCATTTGGGATTTGATTTTTGGAAATTTATAAAGGCAAGATTATCAGGAGATACAGAAAAAGTATCAACAAAAGAAATTGATGCGGCAGAATTTTTTGACATAGTGGATGAAATTTATATAAGAGAAGTAGCCTTCTGGTCAATAGTAAATAAAATATCTGCAGCGTTAAGCAAGTGCGAATTTAAAACGTACATTAATTATAAAGAAGTTAAAGGGATTGAATATTACACCTGGAATATTGAACCGAATAAAAATCAAAATTCATCATCATTCCTACACAAACTGATTAGTACACTTTACCGAAAAAATGAGTGCCTGGTGATAGAAGTAAACGGTCAGCTTTTGGTAGCTGACAGTTATCAAAAACAGACCTATGCATTATATGATTACATATTTACCGGAGTAACAGTAGACGAATTAACTTTTGAACGAAAGTTTTATCAAAATGAAGTCCTGTATTGGGAACTGAACAATGCAGATATGCGAAAGCTGGTAAATGGAATTTATGAAAACTATAAAACCATGATAGCTTATGGTATGAAAAGCTATAAAAAATCAAGGGGAAGTAGGGGAATTCTTAACGTAGATAGCATTGCAGAAGGGAAGGAAAATTTCCAGGAAACTTATGAGGCATTGATGAATGAGCGCTTTAAGCGCTTTTTTAACGCAGAAAATGCAGTACTGCCTTTATTTGAGGGATACAGTTATACAGATGTAGGAGGAAATAAAACATATACCAATGAAGGAACCAGAGATATCAGGGCAATGATTGATGATATTACAGATTTTACAGCCCGTGCACTTTCTTTTCCGCCTGCACTTGCTAAAGGAGATGTACAAGATACATCAAAAGCAATGGATGAACTTCTTACTCTTTGCATTGATCCATTAGTTGATAAGCTTCAAGTCGAAATTAACAGAAAACGAAATGGATTTGAAGGATTCAAAAAAGGAAATTATTTAAAAATAGTTACAACAGCGGTAAAACATATTGATCTGTTTGATATAGCTACATCTATTGATAAATTGATATCATCTGGAACATTCTGCGTTAACGATATAAGAAGAGTGATAGGAGAGGAGGAAATAAAAGAAGAATGGGCTAATCAGCATTTCATAACAAAAAATTACTCGACAGTTCAGGAGCTATTAGAAAGCCTGGGATTAAACCATGAAAAAAAGGAAGGAGGTCATTAAAGTGAATGAACCAAAAATGATATGGAAAATTGAACAGTCACAAAAAGCTGAAAATCTCCATTTGCTTTATATTTATGACGATGTATCAGCAACAGGAAAATTTAACTGGAATACCTGGGAATATGATGATTCCGAAACATCAGCAAAATTTTTCAGGGAAGAGTTAGCTAAAATTAGTGAAGGGGGTGAGATTGAGTTACATATCAATTCAAATGGTGGTTCGGTTAAGGAAGGAACTGCAATATATAATCAATTAGTGCAGCATGAAAGTAGAAAAACGGGATATGTAGATGGGGTGGCGCATAGCGTTGCCTTTTTGATTTTACAGGCCTGTGACAAGCGAGTTATGGGGCTTGGAACATCGGCATTAATCCACAATATGTGGATGCAGTGCGAGGGCAATGCAACGCAGCTTAGAAAATATGCGGATGATCTTGATGCAATGATGGAATCAAATCGAAAAGTGTTTTTAAAGCGGGCCACGATCACAGAACAAAGATTAATGGAACTTATGGAGGTGGAAACCTACCTTACGCCGCAACAGTGCCTTGATTATGGATTAATTGATGAAATATCAGGAGAAGCAGACCAGAACGCTATAAATCAATTAAACCTAACGAGGATTAACCAGCTGCAAAGAGAGGTTACGAATCAAAAGCAGCTTAGAGAAGAAATAGCACAGTTGATTAAAAATGTCCATCAATCAAAACCATTACCAGAACCAACACCAGAACCAACACCAGAACCAAAACAGAATAGTTTGTTAAATTTATTTAAGGGAATGTCCCGGAAAGAAGGTTAAATATGAAAAACAAAGATGTTTTAGCAATGGAAAAGGCACAAATTTTACAGAAGATGAATGATGCAATCCAGGCAAATGATGCGGAGACATTCGCAAAAACATTTGAAGAATTATCACTGAATATTCAGGAAAATATCATGAATGAAGCCCGGATCATTCAGCAGCAGGCGGATGCTTCTATATTGGCAGCAAGAGGAGTAAGGCAACTTACCACAGAAGAAAATGAGTATTATCAGAAAGTAATTGAAGCCATGAAATCGTCAAATCCGAAGCAGGCATTAACGGATTTAGACGTTGTTATGCCAAAGACGACGATTGACTCAATTTTTGAAGATTTGGTAACAGAGCACCCGCTGCTTGATGCAGTACAATTTCAAAATACATCAGGGCTTATTGAAATGCTGATAAATGCAAATGGTGAAGAATTGGCTACATGGGGAACGCTTACGGCTGAAATTACTAAGGAGTTAACATCTGGATTTAAAAAGGTAAACATGACGCTAAGCAAATTATCCGCATTTTTGCCAGTAGCCAAATCCATGCTTGACCTTGGGCCTGCATGGTTAGATCGGTACACAAGAGATATTTTGTCAGAGGCACTTGCAAATGGCCTTGAAAATGGAATTATTAACGGAACCGGGAAAGATATGCCGATTGGTATGAATAGACAGGTTGGGGAAGGAGTAACCGTAACTGGAGGAGTATACCCAGAAAAAACACCTGTTGCAGTAACCAGCCTTGATCCGGTAGCGTATGGGAATATTCTTGCAACGCTTGCAAAAGGACCAAACGGAAAAACAAGGAAAATTAATAACGTAATTATGGTTATTAACCCGGTGGATTACTTTAAAAAAGTGATGCCTGCAACAACAGTCCGCACGCCTGATGGTACATACGTTAACAATGTGCTTCCATATCCGACAGCCATGATCCAGTCGGCTCAGATTGCAGAAGGTAAAGCTATTATTGGACTTGGAAAACGCTATTTTATGGGAATTGGTACAGCAAAATCCGGTAAGATTGAATATTCCGATGAATATAAATTTTTGGAAGATGAAAGGGTATATCTTGTAAAACTGTACGGACATGGCGAACCCCTTGACAATGAAGCGTTTATCTATGCAGATATTTCCGGTTTAGAGCCGCTTGTGCAGGAAGTTAAAGTGACAGGAACGGTAAAAACCAAAGAGCAGGCGTAAGGTGAAGTATGGATGAAAACATTCAAACAATCCTGGAAGATATAAAAAACTACCTTGATATTACTTGGGAAGATCCAGAAGGTGATAAAAAACTTAAAGGCATGATTTTGCGTGGAGCATCAGCAATTAACGAAAAGTCAGGCGTTGAATTTGATTATTTGCAGGAAGGTACTCACAGAAGTTTACTATTCCATTATGTGATGTATGAACGTTCTGGAATGCTAAATGAATTCTGGATCAACTATAAACAGGATATCATTGCTTTACAAGTGAAAGAGGAGGTGAGGCGGTTTGCCGAGAATCAGCAATAAGCAGATGGAAACATTTAATGATGGTTTGATTGAAGTATGTGTAGTAAAGGATCGTTCCATCATAGCGAACCGTCTTGAGAAAAAGATACGATATGGAAACAAGGTGTTAGGGATTTCTCGTTTTTATAAAGCAAAAGTAGCCTCTGATACGGTAGATAAAGTGATTTCTATACCTTATGTATTCGCAGTTCAAAGGGGGGATCTTGTTATTCTTGGATCAGATCAATACAAGATCACCCTGATACAAGACAAATTTGATACAAAACCACCCAGTAGATACTTGACTTTGGAGCGTATTAATGTGTTGTACAGTGATAAAAGGAGCGGATAAAGAATGCCAAGAGCAAATGGACAAATGAACATTGACGGTATGACAGACGCTATTATGAAAGAACTTGAAGAATATGCCAATATAACAACCGAAAATGTAAAAAAGGGGACTAAAAAAGTCGCACAGAAAGCGGTAAAAGAATTAAAGGAAAGTTCACCTAAAAACACAGGAGATTATGCAAAAAGTTGGAAAAGTAAAGTTACAAATGAAACAAGTCATTCTATTACATCAACAATTTATGCAGGGAACGGCCAGTATCGCTTGACTCATCTTCTTGAAAAAGGTCATGCAAAACGCGGAGGAGGCCGGGTGGAAGGTACACCGCATATAGCACCAGTGGAAACAATGTGCCGTGATCAATTAATGGAGGAAATGAAAAGACTGTGAGTATTAATAAAATAAAGCAGATGCTTGATGAAATAGGAATTGAATACCGATATCATCATTTTGAAACGGAGGAGGCAATCGCCCCTCCGTTTTTGGTATGGCTATTGCCTGCTTCTGAAAATTTTATGGCAGATGGAATAGCCTATAAGGGCATATCTGAACTTGATCTTGAATTATACACGGATATGAAAAATTTTGAATTAGAAAAGAGTATAGAGGAAGTCTTAAAAAGATATGAATTGCCATGGAACAAAACAGAACGGTATATAGAATCAGAAAACATGTATGAAGTTCTTTATGAAATGGAGGTATTAATAAATGAATAAGGTAAAATACAATTTAAAAAATACACATTATGCCAAAATGACGGTTGGAGAAGATGGCAAAGTTACGTTTGCCAAACCGGTGGCAATTCCGGGATCAGTGAGCATTTCACTTGATGCACAGGGCGATATTTCACCATTCTATGCAGATGGTATTGTTTATTACAAATCAGCCGCAAACAATGGATACGAAGGAGATTTAGAGGTTGCATTACTACCTGAAAGCTTCCGTACGGATATCTTAGGGGAAACACTGGACGATAAAAAGGTACTTATGGAAAGTTCAGAAGCGCATGGTGTGGCTTTCGCTTTGCTGTTTGAGTTTTCCGGTGACGAAAAGGCGATTCGCCACGTTCTCTATAATTGTGTAGCCACAAGACCTTCACTTGAATCTCAGACAAAAGAAGATGCAATTAATCCGGTAACAGAAACCTTTACAGTTTCCGCCACTCCATTATCTGATGGAAGGATAAAAGCAAAAACCGGAAATGAAACGGATACCGCAGTATATGAAGGTTGGTATTCTAAGGTATACGAAACCGAGGTAACCGGTGGATCTACGGAGGGATAATTTATGATAAAAAAAGAAATTGAAATAGACGGAAAGATAGTTCCATTCCGGGCATCTGCAACCGTACCAAGATTATACCGGGCACAGTTTAAGCGGGATATTTTTAAAGATATTTTAAAACTGGAAAAATCCATAAATGAAAATAGTGAAGATGCAAGCGGCATTCCTATTGACGATTTGTGGATGTTTGAAAATGTGGCATATATCATGGCAAAACATGCCGATTCTTCACAGCCGGATACCGTAGAGGAATGGCTTGATCAGTTCAATACGTTTTCAATTTATGAGGTGCTTCCTCAGATCCTGGAATTATGGGACCTTGACCTATACATGGAATCAGAATCAAAAAAAAACATCAACCAAGTAGCAGGGAAATGACAACCCCGATTTTTTTATTGCGAACAGTTCAGTTAGGGATATCGATTCAGGACATGGATCTTCTTACGATAGGACTGATTATGGATATGTATACCGAAAGCATGAACGACAATGAAAAATACCCGGCACTGGCAACTCAAAGAGATTTTGACAAATTTTAGGAGGTGGTATTTTGGCTGATAGAATAAAAGGAATAACAATTGAGATTGGCGGAGATACCACCGGACTAAGTAAAGCATTAAGCGGTGTAAACAAGGAAATAAGAGGCACTCAGTCACAGCTTAAAGATGTTGAACGGCTTCTCAAACTTGATCCATCAAATACAGAACTGTTAAGCCAGAAACAGAAATTATTATCCCAGGCCGTAGCAGATACAAAGAATAAGCTGGATACGCTTAAAAATGCCGAACAACAAGTACAGCAGCAGTTTGCAGAAGGTAAGATAAGTGAACAGCAGTATGATGCGTTGAAACGAGAGATCATAGAAACTTCCGAACAGCTAAAGGCGTTGGAAAAGCAGGCTGAAAATGCAAACGTAACATTGCAACAGATCAGCATTGCCGGAGACAAATTCAAGGAAGTAGGCGATAAGATATCTGGTGCAGGCGAAAAGATGCTTCCGATAACTGCGGCGGTGGCTGGAATCGGAACTGCTGCAATTAAAGTGACGGCGGATTTTGATGAAGCTATGTCAAAGGTATCTGCAATCAGTGGGGCTACTGGTGATGAATTTGAAAAACTTAGAGATAAAGCCCGTGAAATGGGAGAAAAAACAAAATTCAGTGCATCCGAAGCTGCTGACGCTTTCCAATATATGGCAATGGCAGGCTGGAAAACAGACGACATGCTGAATGGTATTGAAGGTATTATGAACCTTGCTGCAGCAAGTGGTGAGGACCTGGCACTTACAAGTGACATTGTAACTGATGCGCTTACGGGATTTGGACTAACCGCAAAGGACTCTGGACATTTCGCTGATATTTTGGCAGCAGCATCATCCAATGCAAATACCAATGTAGCCATGATGGGTGAAACATTTAAGTATATTGCCCCTTTGGCTGGATCTCTTGGCTATACAGCAGAAGATACTTCCGTGGCTATTGGATTAATGGCAAACAGTGGTATTAAGGCATCACAGGCCGGAACACAGTTAAGAGCAGCCATTACAAACATGGTAAAGCCTACTGATAACATGGCTGGTGTTATGGATGAACTTGGTATAGAAATAACCAATGATGATGGAAGCATGAAGTCGTTGAAAGAGACAACGGAAATGCTACGCTCTGCATTCGCAGTATCAACACCGGAAATCAGAAATCAAAGGTTGGCTTTGTATGAGCAACAAATGAAAGCTGATGGTCTTGGAGATTCATTAAAAGGGCTTACAGAAGAAGAAAAGTATTTTTCAACAGCGTTGTATGCGGGTACAGAAAAGATAAAAGATATGTCTGAGGCCCAGTATAAAAAGTTGGTACAGGATAACCTTGGAATAAATATAAACAAGCAAAAGCTTACAGAACAACAAAAGCAAAACATAGCATTAATGGTTGGTACAAAAGCCATTGACGGTTTAACAGAAGCAGAACAGGCAGAGGCGGCGGCTACGCTGTTTGGAAAAGAAGCTATGTCCGGTATGCTGGCAATCATAAATGCCTCTGAATCAGATTATAAGAAGTTGACAAAGGCCGTTGATGAGTGTGACGGAAGCACTCAAGAGATGGCGGATACTATGCAGGATAATTTAAAAGGTCAATTGACTATTTTAAAAAGTCAGCTAGAAGAACTTGCAATTAGTATCGGTGATACCTTGATGCCTAAAATAAGGGATCTTGTTAAACGATTACAGGGGCTTGTTGATTGGTTCAATAACTTAAGTACGTCACAGAAAGAAACTGTTGTAAAAATCGGGCTTGTAGTTGCTGCAATAGGTCCGCTGCTTATCATTATTGGGAAGGTTTCGGTTGGTATTGGAGCTTTGATGAAGGTTATCTCTACCCTTGGAACAATGCTATCTTTGCTTTCAGCTGCAGGGGGACCGATTCTTTTAACGATTGCAGCGGTTGCGGCATTATCTTTAATTTTAATCAAAGTAAAAGGAAGCACAAAAAACTACAGAGCGGAAGCCGAAGCTTTAAGCGAACAGGAGATAAAAAATAAAGAAACAGTTGACGATCTCTATACCTCCTATCAGCAAATGGATGAACAAAGAAAAAGCGCAGCTGAAACAGCACAAGCAGAAGCACAGTACGAAAGGGATCTATTTAAGGAGCTTCAAGGCATTACGGATGAAAACGGGAATGTTATAGCAGGGTATGAAAGCCGGGCGAAATTCATAACCGGAGAATTGTCAAAAGCACTTGGCATTGAGATTGAAATGACAGATAACCAGATCCAAAATTATAAGGATATGGCAGGTGAGATTGACAATTTAATACGAAAAAAACAGGCCAATACATTACTTGATGCCAGTCAACAGGGATATGCAGAAGCGATTAAAAATCAGACAGATGCTTTTATGGCATACAAACAGGCTCAAAGAGATGTTGAAGATACAACAAAAAAACTTACCGAAGCACAAAAGGAGCTGCGAAAAGAAGCAGATGCCATAAGCGATAATCCATTTTATGACATGAGAAAATTTGATGCGGCAAAGGAAACGGTAAATGGATATTCATCAAAATTAGGAGAACTGAAACAAACGCTTTCAGAAGCCGAAAATGCTTATGTCGGATACAATACAACCATTGCCAATTATGAGGGGTTAAGTTCTGCAATTATTTCAGGGGATCAACAAGCCATTGAAGATGCGATAATACGAACTGCAAACCAATTTCAAACTGCCGAAACTGCAACAAAAGAATCACTTGAAAACCAGGTTAAGGTATATACAGAAAAATATGCTGAAATGAAAAAGGCCGTAGAAGAGGGGGCACCCGGAATAACACAGACCCAGGTAGACCAGATGAAACAGCTGGTAGAAAAAAGCAAATTAGAACTTGATAGGCTTCCGGGTATTGTAAGCGAAGCAGTTTCGAAATCTGCTGAATCTGCACAGGAAGCAACAAAGGTTGGAAATGATTTTGCAGCAGGAGTTGCACAGGGAATGTTAACAGGGAAAGGAAATGTTATTTCCATGGCAGCAGGAATTGCAGCGGCAAGTGTGGAGGCAACCAGGAAGGAATTGGATAGCCATTCCCCTTCACGTGTTATGGATAGCATAGGGCAAGACTTTGATTCAGGACTTGCAAATGGAATAAGTGCAGGAAAGGGCGGGGTCATATCCAATGTAATTAGTATGATTGATGCTATCAAAAATCAAATTACAGGTTTACCAGCACAGGCAAAAGTATGGGGATCTGATTTAATAGATGGTTTTGTTGAAGGAATAAAATCAAAAGTTAGTTCAGTGACCAATGCTATAAAAGGCGTTGCTGAAAACATTACTTCTTATATACATTTCTCGCGCCCAGACACTGGTCCGCTAAGAGAATATGAAAAGTGGATGCCGGACATGATCACAGGCATGGCAAAAGGAATCAAAAATAATGCCTGGAGAATAACGGATCAGTTAAAAGGGCTTACAGGTTCTATGTCCTATATGATTAATGGAGAATCCGGTTCAAACGCTGCCGATCTATCAAAAATTGAGGGAATGCTTGGTTATTATCTTCCGGGAATGACCGGAGGATCAAATATTGTCCTTGATGATGGCGCGCTTGTAGGTAAGATGTTACCAAATATTAATACTGGACTTACGAATTTTAAGGATACCAACGGGAGGAATGGGTAATGAGCAGTATTTTTAAGAGTGTAAAAATTAATGATATACATATGCTCAATGACTTGGGGCTTGCGTTATCGCGTACCGATTGCGTACAGCCCCCCGAACCAAAAATAAACAACTTAGACATTCCTGGTGCTGATGGGATTATAGACCTTACGGAAAGCCTTGTAGGGCGCACGCTCTACAATAACCGGATTATAACAATGGAGTTTGGCCGAGGGTTAAGCAAGAATGCCTGGCCCACAATGTATAGCAGAGTGCAAAGCCTGTTTCATGGAAAACAGGTCAAGATTGTTTTTGACGATGACGGAGAGTACTACTACCAGGGAAGAGCTGCGGTATCGGATTATGCGCGGGCGCAAATGTTAGGGACGATGGTTATTACTGTTAGTGCAGACCCGTACAAGTATGAAATGTACGGAGGCCTTGATGATTGGTTATGGGACCCATTCAGTTTCCGTACCGGGATCATAAGAAACTATAAAAATCTTGAAGTGAAAGGAACGCGAACCGTTAGAATTACCGGAAGAGATAAGACAATCGTACCGCTTATCATTTCAAATGCGGCCATGACCGTGACATTCAATGGAAAAACATATAATATTGTTGCTGGAAATAACAAAATTTATGACATAGAAATTTTGGAGGGTGATAACATTCTTACCTTTACCGGAAACGGAATAATTTCTATAGATTACAGGGGAGGGATTCTATAATGTATAAAGTAACAGTAAAAACAAATGGAACGGAATATCTTCTTCATGAACCACGGGACGATAGCGGAGAATTACAGCTTATTGATCCTACTCTTTCGCAGGAAGTTGGAAAGAATGGGACTTTTACGTTCACGATATCACCACTCCACCCGAACAAAGATAAGATCATTCCAATGGCAAGCGAGATTTTCATATATAAGGACGGAGAAAAAATATTATGCTGCCGCATGATAGACAGCGAAAGCGATTTTTACAATACGGGCCGGGCAACCTGTGAGGGAGAACTTGCATTCTTACTTGACAGTGTTCAACGGCCTTATGAGTATACCGGAAGCCTTTATAATTTCTTTGTGCAGCTTCTAAATACTCATAATAGTGAGGTAGAGGAAAGGAAACGATTTTTAGTCGGTAATGTGACAATAGCCGGGACAGAAATTACAAGATACAATTCTGAATACTCCACTACAATGGCGGAAATGCTTGGACAGCTTACGAACATAAATGGAGGTTATCTAAGGGTACGTTATGCAAATGATAAGAAGTATCTGGATTATGTGAGTGATTACGGTGGAATAAACAACCAGGTAATACGATTCGGGGAAAACCTTCTGGACCTTACAAAGCACGTTGAACCTACGAGCCTTATAACTGCACTGATTCCAACAGGAGCCACGATCACAAGTGATGATCCAAACATAGAGGATACCGTTGTAAATATTACTTCCGTAAATGGTGGAAAGGATTACATATACAATGCTGCAGCTGTGGCGGCTTATGGGTGGATATGGGGTTTTCAATCATTTGAAGATGTAACTGACCCGGCTATCTTGCTTGCAAAGGGCCAGGCATATCTTGATGAAGCTATAAGCATACCGGAAACAATTGATTTAAAAGCAGTTGACTTAAATACGATTGGTGTTGATGTTGAATCGCTTAAGTTAGGGTACTGGACCAGTATTATAAGCAAGCCACATGGATTAAGCAAACAGTTTTTATTATCAAAAATGATCATAGGACTTGCAAATCCAGCGAAAAATCAGATCATACTTGGAAAGGTACTGCCAACATTTACCGGGCAGGCAGTAAAGGAAAAGGCGCAGCTGACAGCCCGTATAAATGCCGTTGCATCAAGTGCCAGTAAAGAGATCAATCGAAAGGTTGAGAATGCCACACAACTTATAACAGGCGGAAAGGGTGGCTATGTAGTCCTTGATGTATACGATCCTGATACCGGAGATAAGATGCATCCGTGGAGAATCCTTATCATGGACACACCAGATAAGGAAACGGCCAGGAGTGTAATACAGTTTAACAAAAACGGATTTGGTTTTTCGACAACCGGAATTAACGGACCATACCGGAATGCCTGGACTATTGACGGTAATCTTGTGGCAGACTTCATCACAACGGGATCAATGCTTGCGGACCGGATCAGAGGCGGAATGTTAGAGGTCGGTGGGGAGGGGCTAGGAAAAGATGGCTCTATTGTTGTGAAGAATGCAGCAGGAACCGTTATAGGAACCTGGGATAAAACTGGATTACATGTAATGCTTGGAATAATCGAAGGTAGTACGATTAGAGGCTCTGCTATTATTGGTGGTGCTATTAATATTGGTGCCGGAACATTTACCGTTGACAGTGA